TGGATTGCATTGCTGAATTTGATGGCGAATTAGCGGTGATTGATTTCAAAACTTCTACGAAAGAAAAGAAAGAGGAACACATCGAGAACTATTTTGTTCAAGAAACTGCATACGCAGCGATGTTCCTCGAACGATCAGGAATTGAGGTACAAAAAATTGTCACACTTATCGCCACTGAAGAGGGATCTATTCAAATATTTGAGAAGTACAATCTTGATGACTATTTACAATTACTTAAAACCTACATCGAAGAATTTGTTAGGGGAAGAAATGTCTAAAGAAAAACTCGAAGATAAGTTTCTTACTGCTAGTAAGTTCTCTGCTGAAATCGAAAGGTTAGTGAAGAACAGTAATGGACTCATTACTTACATCGAAGCAGTCGTTACTTATTGTCAAGAGAATGAAATTGAGGTGGAAACAGTTCCTAAACTTATTTCAAAACCTCTTAAAGAACGTTTGCGTCACGAAGCACAACGTTTAAACTACATGAAACAATCATCTAAAGGAGTTCTACCATTGTGACTGGGTTTGAAGTGTATAAGATGTATCTCGCATTGAAACAACACTTCACCAAAGATAATTACGATTATCAAAAGTATAATGGTAAAGTTTCTGCTAGTGAAAAATCATTTGAGGAGAGACGCGATCGTTTCTTTTTCAAGAAGTTAGCGACAAAGTACTCCGAGAAAGATATCTTGGGGTACTTTGTCGCTAATTTTATAAATGATCCTAAAGGTTATATCGGATCATTTAGTAGGGATGTCTACACTCGATGGAAGATTCATCAAGAGTCTTTCACTTATAAATTCAAAGAGGATGTTAATGTTTTACTAGATGAAACAGATAACAACTTCGACAAAATATTTTTTACTAACGGACAACATCCACCATTACTAAAAAGATATTACGCTGGTGAAGTAAATTTAGAGACGTTAGTTATATTTGAACATTGTTTGGGTTATATTGATAACCTAGATAAAGTAATCAAGGATCCAATTTGGAAAGATACTAAGAAAAAAATTAAAAAGTATCAACCGTTTCTTGATATAGATTGTCGTAAGTATAAGACAGTAATTTTAGAAACAATTAAAATAAAGTTATGAGTGCATTTTTTAAATCAGAACAAGTACAACAAAACTTACAAGACATTTTCAATACTTATCAAGAAATTGCAGTGATGAGTCAACACCTTCCTGAGATGTCTAAGGAACAAAGGTTAGAACATATTGCTGATTGCAAAGTTCTTATTGATAAACAGAAAACATTTTACTTTAGACTCACACTTGCTTCTAAGAATGATCCAGAGGCAGCAGACATGAAGGAAAGGATCAATGCTTTATCTAATGCGTTTGGATTCAAGGATCTAATGGATTGTATGGATTGCATGATCAAAACCTTAGAGGACGCAGCAAAGCGAGGTTGACACCTCCTAAATAGTATGCTACGATTACCCAGTAGCAACAATACAAAACACACATTCAATACGGAGAATACAATTATGTCTTTCGCATCACTTAAGAAAGCATCTAAGGCAGGTGGAACACTGTCTAAGTTGACTAAGGAGATCGAAAAACTAAACCAACCTAGTAGTGGAGGAGGTGCTGATGAGCGTCTCTGGAAACCTGAGTTGGATAAGTCTGGTAACGGCTACGCTGTTATTCGATTCCTTCCTGCACCTGATGGTGAGGAAATGCCTTGGGCAAAGATCTGGAGTCATGCCTTCAAAGGTCCTGGTGGACAATGGTACATCGAGAACTCTCTTACTACACTTGGTAAGGATGATCCCGTTGGAGAGTTGAACAGGGAACTTTGGAACAGTGGTCGTGATTCTGATAAAGAAATTGCTCGTGCACAAAAACGTAAGTTGTCTTACTACAGTAACATCTACGTTGTGAGTGATCCTGCACACCCAGAAAATGAAGGAAAAGTATTCCTTTACAAGTATGGTAAGAAGATCTTTGACAAACTCGTTGAAGCAATGCAACCTGCATTTGCAGACGAGACTCCTATCGATCCTTTCAATTTCTGGAAAGGTGCTGACTTCAAACTGAAGATTCGCAAAGTCGATGGATACTGGAATTATGACAAGTCTGAGTTTGCTACACCTAATACATTGGGTGACTATGATGATGAGCGTCTAGAACAAATCTGGAAAGAGGGATACTCTCTTGCTGAGTTTGAAGATGCTAAAAACTTCAAGACTTACGAACAACTCAAAGCACGTTTGGATCTTGTTCTTGGCAAGTCAAGCACTGCGGTTAAATTCGACGCTGAAACTCTTGAGGACGAAAGACCTCTTGAAGATTTGAGCGAAGGTCGAGGAGGTAATTGGGGAAAAGAAGTCTCTGATTTCCGTGAGAAAGCAGTTGCTGCTTCACCTATCGAGGATGAAGAGGATACAATGTCTTACTTTGCAAAACTTGCAGAAGAGGACTAATTGTAAACTGGCACAAGGGGAGTGGCATCCACTCCCTTTTTTGCTATAATATAACCATAGACGAAAGTTACCATGAAAACCGCATTAGCAGCACTCCTTCTCCTTTCCTCCATGCCTGTAAACGCAGGTGCTATTGGAGAGAGTATTGGAGACAAAAGTAATCGTGAAGCATACGAAGAGTATGAATCACAAAGAGGTTATGCCTCACAAAATACATGTTTCCGTCGTGAATACAGAGAAGAATATATTCCTGGTACTGCAAGGAATCCAGGTTATGTAATCACGCACAGAGAAAAAGTAGAAGTTCCTTGCGACTCTTGGAGAGCAACAAGATATTACGATGAAGCACCTGCTCAACCAGTTTACAGAAGGTATCCTGATGCAGATGGTAATGATTGTTCTGGAGGAACCGCAGCAGGTGCTATCCTAGGTGGTGGTGCAGCAGCAGCGTTGTCTCGTGGAGATGGACGTTGGTGGGCAATTCCTCTTGGAGTTGTGACTGGTGCTGTTGTTGGATGTGACATGGCAGGAGGGTAATAGTGCCCCACCGATTCAATGAAATTAAACCAGAGCATTGCTATACAAAAAGTGAAGTTGATGCTCTAATTGCTGCAGCAGTAGAAGAAGCAAGACGAATTGACGAAGAGTCAATGGCAAAACATAACCGAGAAGCAACTATCATCAGTATGATTCTCGGTTTTACTTGTCTTGCATTGTTTCTTGATGGCACATTAAGATTACTTGGTATCATTCCACCTTTTATGGGAATTGATATTGATATCTTAGAAAAGATTGCAGACAAAGTAGAGAGTGATGTAGTAGATAAAATACGACAAGTTCCTATACAAAAATTGTTTAACCGATGAATGACATTTTCGTTTTCATATATCTTGTATGCTTTGTAGCACTGTTCGGTGCTACATTTGCTTTTATGTGGAGATCTATGGGATCAGTTCTTTCAGACATGGACAAAATGGACAAACCAGTAAAGAGAATTGTAACTAGAATGGTTCATCCAGAATTAGATAGTGGACATGAGTACGATGATGACAAATTAATGAAGTCATTAGACGCACGAATCCAAGAGTTAGAAGAAGAAGATGATGAAGATGATGGTGATGGTGACATACCTGCCAAACCTTATGTGGGATCTGGAATTTGAAAATCAACTTTTAATTACCAAATAACCGCAAAAAAAATCCCGCCAAAAATTTGACCCCTTTAGTTTTTTCATGAGTGACGTTCAGTTTAAAAAACATCGAGTTTTTCGAGAGACTGAAGATGTTATCTTCTATGACATCTCAGTTGATGAATCAAACGCTGCTGATCTAGTATGTCATAATGGTGCTGCTATTTCACCACCAAATGATATGGTTGGAGCAAAGCAATTCTACATTCATTCATGTCAAGACGATTACAACAGAGTCGTATCAGGAACTAGAACATTTGAATTAATTAACTTTGAATGGCAATATCCATATCATATTGTTCATTTGAATGTTCACAGTGGTGCTTTACTCATACCTCGTCAGACTTATCACCGTTCTGTGTCAGGAGATGAAGGAAGTATTGTAATTAATCAAGCAAAGAGGTATGATGGGTTTGATGCCTCACAGGAATTCATTCCTGTTTCAGCAGCAGAGGTAAAACGCTTATATAAAGTGTTGCTGCACGAAAAACCAGTTATTCACCAATTAGGCGAATGAAAGAATTTGATTATGACCTCGATTACAAAAACATTGACTTTTCACTTGAAGAAAATCGCAAACTTTATCGTATTGGAAGGGGAGAACAAGGAGTGCTACTGGTACGCCCTTACACTAACGATATATGCTCTCATTGGAGATTTGTAGATGAAAATATCGCTCGCCAATCTGCTACTAAAATATACTCAATGTTCGTTGAATTTCGACGGAGGAAAGATTTTATTGGAATGGACATGGCTCGGAAATTCTTGGAGATGGGTTTTACAAGAGCCAGACGGTATGCTAATCATTCAAGCGGACGCAAATACGATCAAAATGGTAAAGTCCGCCCGCAAGAAGTAGATTGGAAAACAAATGAAAAAGCAAAAGCTGCAATGGTTTTCAAACAAATGAGAGACAAAGCAGCTTATGACGATACATACAAATGTATGCGAAAACAATGGAGGGCAGAAGAATGACTACTTCATCATATCACATATACATCAATGATAAAGTCTTATTTAAAGATTTGACTATTGAAGAATTTGAACTTATTTGGAAAAAACTATATACTTCTTATTGGAAAGAAGAACTAACATACTCAGTATGTTTTGACCAGAACTTATCTCCTCATGAGGAGGCATCTTTTTGACTGAATATGAAAAACGAGCAAAAGACCCCTGTTGGCAACACAAACAAGAGTGTATCGCAATGTTCACCCTCGATTCACACAACACTTCTTACCTATATCGAAGAGAAGATCGCAC